ATGCTGGAAGAGGTGGGCAAGCGGCACGGGGCAACCCGGTGCCGCTTTTTCATTGGCCCAAGCGGTCCGGCCAGAAAGCGGGTGCGGGGGGTAATGACGAGTGATCTGCCTTCAGACAAGCCGCCGCCCGTCGATCTTCTGGAAGCGACAGAAGATCTGTACCGGCAGGCGGCGGAAGATCTGGTTCAGGCGCAGCGAAAGCTTCGGCAGGGTTCGGTGGACGAGGTCAAGGCCGCAACGCAGGCGGTGAAAGACCTTAAGGCCGCCTTCCAGTTGGTGATGGATGAAAGGACGCGCATTGAAAAACTCCGCAAGCAGGTTGCCGGGGTCGTCCACGGTTATGCGATCGACTTTGACGCGGCGCGAGCTGAGATCGGGCGCCGCCTGGCTTGCCTCCGCGACGCCGGAGGTGGTGGCTGAATTTCTGGGCGGGCTGGACGACAACGCGCTGCTTGCCCTGCCCTGGATGTTCGAATTCTGGGCCTTTCCGCATCAGCTGCCGCCCGACGGGGCCTGGAAGACCTGGGTCGTCATGGGGGGGCGCGGGGCGGGAAAGACACGGGCGGGGGCAGAGTGGGTCCGCGCGGAAGTGGAAGGGTCAAGGCCGACGGATGCCGGCCGCGCAAGGCGGGTGGCACTGGTCGGCGAGACGGTGGACCAGGTGCGCGATGTGATGATCTTTGGCGACAGCGGCATCCTGGCCTGTTCGCCGCCCGACCGCCGCCCGGAGTGGGAAGCCACCCGCAGGCGGCTGGTTTGGCCCAATGGTGCGGTGGCGCAGGTGTATTCGGCGCATGATCCCGACAGTCTGCGCGGACCGCAGTTCGATGCGGCCTGGGTGGACGAGCTGGCGAAGTGGAAGAAGGCGGGAGAGACCTGGGACATGCTGCAGTTCGCGCTGCGGCTGGGGACCAATCCGCGACAGGTCGTCACCACAACGCCGCGCAATGTCGAAGTGCTGAAGGCGGTGCTGAAGAACCCGTCCACCGTTCTGACACATGCACCGACCGAGGCGAACCGGGCCTATCTGGCCGCAAGTTTTCTGGAGGAAATCCGCAGCCGCTATGGCGGGACCTGGATGGGGCGGCAAGAGCTGGACGGCATCCTGCTGGAAGAGGTCGAAGGCGCGCTGTGGACGGCCGCACAGCTTGAGGCGCTGCGCCTGCCGCAGGCGCCGCCGCTGGACCGGATCGTGGTGGCGATCGATCCGCCGGTGACCGGACATCGCGGATCCGATGCCTGCGGGATCCTTGTGGTGGGGGCGATCACCGAGGGCCCGCCGCAGAACTGGCGCGCGGTGGTTCTGGAGGATGCAAGTGTCCTGGCGGCAAAGCCGCAGGCCTGGGCGCAGGCCGCGATCGACGCGTTTCACCGCCACCGGGCCGACCGTCTGGTGGCAGAGGTCAACCAGGGTGGTGCGCTGGTGGAAAGCCTGATCCGCCAGTTCGATGCGCTGATCCCCTATCGGGCGGTGCATGCGGCGCGCGGCAAGGCGCAGCGGGCGGAGCCGGTGGCGGCGCTGTATGAGCAGGGGCGCGTGCAGCATCTGGGCGGGCTGGGCGACCTGGAAGACCAGATGTGCCGCTTTGCGCGGCAGGGATATGCCGGACCGGGCAGCCCGGACCGGGTTGATGCCTTGGTCTGGGCGCTGACCGACCTGATGATTGAACCGGCCCGGTCTTGGCAAAGACCGGGCATCCGGACGCTTTAGCCGGGCAGTCCCCGACAAACGATCATGCTGAAGGGTATTGGCGACCGCGCCAGGCCCCGAGGCGGCATGCCCGATGACAGAGGAGCAGTTTCGCCATGAAGTTCGACTTTCTGAGGCGCGGGCGGGGGCAGGGGCCGGAGCACAAGGCCTCGGCCACGGGGGCGCTGGTGACATTCCGCGGGGGCGGGCGGGCGGTGTGGAGCCCGAGGGACACGGTTTCGCTGACGCGGACCGGCTTTCAGAGCAACCCGGTGGCCTTTCGCGCGGTCAAGCTGATTGCCGAAGCCGCTTCTGCCCTGCCGGTGATCCTGCAGGACCGCAACCGGCGTTATGAGACACATCCGGTCCTGGAGTTGATCCGGCGTCCGAATGCGGCGCAGGGGCGGGCTGACCTGTTCGAGGCGCTGTACGGGTTCCTGCTGCTGTCGGGAAACGGCTATGTGGAGGCCGTGCGGGGCGATGCGGCCCTGCCGGCAGAGTTGCATGTGCTGCGGCCGGACCGGATGAGCCTGGTTCCGGGTTCGGACGGCTGGCCCGCCGCCTATGACTATGCGGTCGGCGGGCGGACGCACCGGTTTTCGATGACGGGCGGGCCGCCGCCCATCTGTCACATCCGCGCGTTCCATCCGCAGGATGACCATTATGGCTTTTCCCCGCTGCAGGCGGCGGGCGTGGCGGTGGACGTGCACAATTCCGCATCGGCCTGGTCGAAGGCGCTGCTCGACAATGCTGCCCGGCCATCGGGGGCGATCGTCTATCGGGGGGTGGACGGGCAGGGCAACCTGAGTGCCGATCAGTATGACCGGCTGGTCAGCGAGATGGAGAGCCATCATCAGGGGGCGCGCAATGCGGGCCGTCCGATGCTGCTGGAAGGGGGGCTGGACTGGAAGCCGATGGGCTTTTCCCCGTCTGACATGGAGTTCCAGCAGACCAAGGAGGCGGCGGCGCGCGAGATTGCGGTGGCCTTTGGCATTCCGCCGATGCTGATGGGGATCCCGGGCGAGGCGACCTATGCCAATTATCAGGAGGCCCACCGCGCCTTTTACCGGCTGACGGTGCTGCCGCTGGCGGGCAAGGTGACGGCTGCGATTTCGCAGTGGCTGTCGGCCTTTACCGGGGAAGAGGTGGAGCTGCGCCCCGACCCCGATCAGGTGCCTGCGCTGGCGGCAGATCGCGATCAGCAGTGGGCGCGCGTCGGTGCTGCGGATTTCCTGACCCCGGCAGAGAAGCGGGCCGCCCTTGGCCTGCCGCCGCTGGCGGAGGGCTGAGCATGCGGGACGCAGGCGGCGGATCGCGGTTTCTGTACGACAGTTTCGATGCGGCGGCCGCCCGGATCGAGGCGAATGAGCGGGTGGCGCAGGAACGCTGGGCGGCGCTGGAGTTCCGGCTTGGCCAGATCGATGCGGCGCTGGAGCGGCTGGAGAAGCGCATCTGGGTTGGGGTTTACGGCCTGGCCTGCTTTCTGCTGGCGCAGATGGCAGAGGCCGTGATTGCGGCAGCGATGAGGTAGCAGCGAGATGGATGAGATGACACAGGCGGGCGCGCCGGAGCGCAAGTTCCACCGTCCCGAGGCCGGGATCACGGTAACGGAGGGATCGCGGGTTGAAGGCTATGCCTCGATCTTCGGGCGCCGGGATCAGGGCGGGGATGTGGTGGGGCGCGGGGCCTATGCGGCGTCGCTTGCGGCACTGGCGGCATCGGGCCGGCGCGTGAAGATGCTGTGGCAGCACGATCCGGCGCAGCCCATCGGGGTGTGGGATGAGGTGCGCGAGGATGCGACCGGTCTTTACGTGAAGGGCCGGATCCTGACCGATGTCGCACGGGGAAGGGAAGCCGCCGCCCTGCTGGCGGCTGGCGCGATCGACGGATTGTCGATCGGCTACCGAACGTTGCGGGCCGAGAGGGATGCCAAGGGGCAGCGGCTGCTGCAGGAGGTGGACCTTTGGGAAGTGTCGCTGGTGACCTTTCCCATGCTGGCCGAAGCGCGGGTTCAGGCCAAGGCCGACCCCGCCGCAGATGCGGGCTGGATCGGGCTGGCCCGGCTTTTCGAGCAGGCGCACCGCAAACTTGCCGCGCGCTGACGCGGCCCAATCACGGGGGACAAGATGGGAGAGACCAGTATCCGGTCCGGGGCGCAGGGCCCCGAGGCCGGCGGACCGGCCGAGCAGATGACCAGGGCTTTGGCAGGTTTTCTGCAGGAATTCAACGGCTTTCAGGCCGAAGTGACATCTGCTTTACATCAACAGGAAGAGCGACTGACCATGCTTCAAGCCAAGACGATGACCTACGGACGCCCGGTGCTTTCAACTGCGGTGGACATGGAGGAGCCGCACAAGAAAGCCTTCAACGCCTATCTGCGCCATGGCGACGATGAGGGGCTGCGCAGCCTGATGCTGGAGGGCAAGGCGCTGAGCACGGCCGTGCCCGGCGATGGCGGTTTTCTGGTGGACCCGCGCACGGCGGACACGGTGAAATCCATGCTGGTTGCAACCGGGTCGATCCGGTCGATTGCCAGTGTGGTCACGGTCGATGCCACCAGTTTCGATGTGTTGATCGACCGGTCGGATGTGGGGACCGGTTGGGTAACCGAGACCGGATCGGTCAGCGAGACGGCGACGCCGCTGATCGAGCGCATCTCGATCCGGCTGCACCAGCTTGCGGCCATGCCGAAGGCAAGTCAGCGGCTGCTGGACGACAGCGCCTTTGACGTGGAGGGCTGGCTGGCGGAGAAGATCGCCTCGCGCTTTATACGGTCGGAATCGGCGGCCTTCGTGAACGGGGACGGGGTGGACAAGCCCAAGGGCTTTCTGCTGCCGGCCAAGGTTGCGAATTCCACCTGGACCTGGGGAAGCCTGGGCTATGTGGCCAGCGGTGCCGCAGCGGATTTCCCGACAACGAACGCTGTCGATTGCATCGTGAACCTTGTTTATGCCCTGGCGGCACCCTACCGGGCCAATGCGACCTTTGTGATGAATTCCAAGACCGCAGGGGCCGTGCGCAAGATGAAGGATGCCGATGGCCGCTTCATGTGGGCCGACGGGCTTGCCGTGGCGGAACCGCCGCGCCTGATGGGGTATCCGGTGCTGATCTGCGAGGATATGCCCGATATTGCCGCGAATGCCCATGCGATTGCCTTCGGCGACTTCGCCGCAGGCTATACGATTGCCGAGCGGACCGACCTGCGCATTCTGCGCGATCCGTTTTCGGCCAAGCCGCATGTGCTGTTCTATGCGACCAAGCGCGTGGGCGGCGACATCAGCGACTATGCGGCGATCAAGCTTCTGAAATTCGCCCTGTCCTGACGGCAGGTCGGTGCGCCGCCCCGGGAACGGGGCGGCGGCTGACATGGCGGGCGCATCCTTCGCCGGGCGAAGGCCGCCTGCGCCCGCCGGAGTTTTCTTGCCTTTCGGGAAGCGGAGACACCCCAGATGTTGAACGAAGACACGCCCGTTGCGGTGGCGTCCTTGCCGATTCAGGCGATGCGGGACCATTTGCGCCTGGGCACCGGCTTTGCCGAAGAGGGATTGCAGGACGGGTTGATCGAGGCCTATCTGCGGGCGGCACTTGCGGTGATCGAGGGCCGGACCGGCAAGGCCCTGTTGCAGCGGGTATTCCGCTGGGTGCTGGACGACTGGCGCGACCCGGCGGGGCAGGCGCTGCCGCTGGCCCCGGTGCAAAGCGTTGTTTCGGTGACGCTGACGGATGGCGCGGGCGGATCGACCGTGCTGGATGCCGGGCTGTACCGGTTGATCGCCGATCTGCACCGCCCGCGCCTGGCGCCGACGGGGCAGTTGCTGCCGTCTGTTCCGGGCGGGGGGCAGGTCGAGGTGGTGTTCACGGCAGGGTTTGGCACCCTGTGGACCGATGTCCCGCCGGACCTGCGGCAGGCGGTGCTGATGCTGGCTGCCGATCTGTACGAGCGGCGCGACGAGATGGGGCTGCGCGAACAGGGGCTGCCCTTTGCGATCCTGTCGCTGATCGAGCGCTGGCGGACGGTGCGGTTGCTGGGCGGGGGCACGGCATGACCCGGATTTCCCTGTCGCGCCCGCTGGTTCTGGAGGTGCTGCGCACCGAACCGGACGGGTCGGGCGGCTATGCCGAACGCTGGCAGGCGTTGGGGACCCTGTGGGCCGAAGTGACGGCGGGGACGGGGCGGGATGCGCCGGTAGAGGAGTTTACCCGGGCCCTGGTGAGCTATCGGATCACGGTACGCGGTGCGCCGGTGGGGGCCGAACAGCGTCCGCGACCGGAGCAGCGCTTTCGCGACGGAACCCGGCTGTTTCGCATCCTGGCCGTGACCGAGCGCGACGCGGCGGGGCGCTATCTGCTGTGCTTTGCGCGGGAAGAGGGGACGACATGAGCTATGGACAGGCCGCGGCGCTGCAGGCCGCTGTGTATCAGCACCTGACCACCCTGCCGGTTCTGGCGGGCATCCCGGTGGTGGATGCGGTTCCCAAAGGGCAGGGCGCGGGGACATTCGTGCTGATCGGTACCGAAGAGGTGCGCGATCTGTCCGATGCCAGCGGGTCCGGGGCCGAGCACCGCTTTGCGGTCAGCGTGATCAGCGAGGCGGCGGGGTTCACCGCCGCCAAGGACATGGCGGTGGCCATTTCGGACGCGCTGAACAATGCGGCCCTGACGCTGGGCCGGGGGCGCCTGGTGGGCCTGTGGTTTCAGCGCGCCACGGCACGCAGGCGCGATGATGGCCGGGTGCGGCGGATCGACATGACCTTTCGCGCCCGTGTCGAGGACTGAGGGCGCGCGGGGCTGAAGGCGAAACATCTGAGGGGAGCGGCGGGATGCCTGTACAGAACGGCAAGGACCTTTTGATCAAGCTTGACCTGTCGGGGTCGGGGCAGTTCGAGACGGTGGCGGGACTGCGGGCCACGCGGATCAGCCTGAATGCGGAAACGGTGGATGTCACCAGCCTGGACAGTCCGGGCGGCTGGCGCGAGTTGCTGGCAGGGGCCGGCGTGAAATCGGCATCGATCAGCGGATCGGGCGTGTTCCGGGACGAGCAGACGGATGCCCGCGCCCGGCAGGTCTTCTTTGCGGGCGGGATGCCCGCCTTTCAGGTGATCGTGCCCGACTTCGGGACGATCGAGGGGCCGTTCCAGATCACGGCGCTGGAATATGCCGGGACCTTTGACGGCGAAGCGACGTACGAGCTGACGCTGGCCTCGGCGGGGCTTTTGACCTTCGTGGCGCTGTGATGGCGAACCCCTGGGCCGGAGAAGTGTCCGTCACGCTGAACGGTCAGGCGCATGTGGCGCGCCTGACCCTTGGCGCGCTGGCCGAACTGGAAGCCGCGATGGAAGCGGGAAGCCTGGTGGACCTTGTGGAGCGGTTCGAGCAGGGCAGGTACACGACGCGCGATGTGCTGGCGCTGATCGTGGCCGGCCTGCGCGGCGGCGGCTGGTGCGGCACGGCCGAGGACCTGCGTACGGCAGAGATCGCCGGTGGCCTTGGCGGCGCAGCGCGGCTGGCGGCCGAATTGCTGGCGCGGGCCTTTGCGCTTGCGGACCCGGCAGCGGTCCCGACATGAGCCGCATCGACTGGCCCGGCCTGATGCGGGTGGGGATCGGACAGCTTGGACTGGCACCGGAGGCGTTCTGGCGCCTGACCCCGGCAGAGTTGCAGATGCTGACCGGCCCAGAGCCGACGGGGCAGGCCGCGTTCACGCGGGCCCGGCTGGATGCGCTGGTGCGGGCCTTTCCGGACAGGTTGAAGGGGGATGTTGATGATCGAGATCGACAGTTTGTCAGAAAGGCTCACGGCGCTTGAGTCGGCCTGCCTTGCGTCGGCGAGCGGTGTCGGGGGCCTGAACAGCGAGTTGGGCAAGATGCAGGGTGGGATTGCCCAGGCGGGACGTGAAGTGACCGGATTGACGAGCGGGATCGGCAACGGGTTGCGGCGGGCCTTCGACGGGCTGGTCTTTGACGGGGCCAGGCTTTCGGATGCGCTGAAGGGGATCGGGCAGACCCTGTCCAACACCGCCTATCGCGCGGCGACCCGGCCCGTGACCGATGCGCTGAGCGGGCTGCTGGCCAAGGGGGTTGGCGGATTGATGTCGGCGGTGACGCCCTTTGCCAAAGGGGGGGTGATCGCGCAGGGCCGCGTCACGCCCTTTGCGCGCGGCGGCGTGGTCACGGGGCCGACCGGGTTTGCGATGCGCGGTGGTCAGGGCCTGATGGGCGAGGCAGGCCCGGAAGCCATTCTGCCGCTGTCGCGGGGTGCCGATGGCCGCCTTGGCGTGCAAAGCGCGGGTGGCGGCGGCCGGGGCGTGTCGGTGGTCATGAATGTCTCGACGCCGGATGTGCAGGGGTTTCAGCGCAGTCAGGGGCAGATCGCCGCGCAGGTGAACCGGATGCTGGCGCGCGGCCAGCGGAACAGGTGAGGGTGCAATGGGATTTCACGAGGTGCGGTTCCCGGCGAACCTGAGTTTCGGGTCGTCCGGCGGGCCGGAGCGGCGCACGGAAATCGTGACGCTGACCAACGGGTTCGAGGAGCGCAGCACGCCTTGGGAGCATTCGCGCCGCCGCTATGATGCGGGTCTGGGGATGCGCAGCCTGGATGATCTGGGAGAGGTCATTGCCTTTTTCGAGGCACGGCGCGGCCAGTTGTTCGGCTTTCGCTGGAAAGACTGGGTGGACTTCAAGTCGGTCGCCCCATCGCAGCCGGTGACACCGTTGGACCAGATCATCGGTCAGGGGAACGGGACCAGGAAGGACTTCAGATTGGGCAAGACCTATGTCTCGGGGGTGGGGACCTATCAGCGCCCGATCACGAAGCCGGTGGCGACGACGGTGCGCGTGGCGGTCGGCGGCGTGGAAAAGGTGGTTGATCTGGACTGGACGTTGCAGGCGGCGACCGGGACGGTAACCTTCGCGCTTGCCCCCGCGCCGGGGGCTGTCATTTCGGCCGGATTCGAGTTTGATGTGCCGGTGCGGTTCGATACGGACCGCATCCAGACCTCGATCGAAGCCTTTCAGGGGGGCGAGGTTCCTTCGGTTCCGGTGGTGGAGCTGCGGGTCTGATGGCAGGGCGCGAGGATCTGCTGGCCCATCTTGCGGGCGGTGTCTCAACCCTGTGCCGGGCCTGGGCGGTGCAGCGCAGGGATGGTGTGGTGCTGGGCTTTACCGACCACGACCGCGATCTGAGTTTCGACGGCCTGACCTATCGGGCCGAAACGGGCATGACGGCGCGCACCCTGATGCAGACGACCGGCTTTGCCGTGGACAACAGCGAAGCGGTGGGCGCATTGAGCAGCGATGCCGTCACCGAAGCCGATTTGCTGGCCGGGCGTTACGATGCGGCGGAGGTGCGCTGCTGGCTGGTGAACTGGACCGATGTCGGGCAGCGCCTG